AACCAGATTTCATTTGTGTAACTACACCACCCCTTCTATTTGCATATCCATATGGACCATATATTGGATTTCCATCATATGCCCATCCAATTATAGGAGAATGTCCTGTAGATGAAACTTCGGATCCGTTTAATTTAGTTAAATCTTTCTGTCCATATAAAGTACTACCATCTTGATCTGTTGAATTTAAAGATTCTCTAAGTTTTCTAGGAGCATATAAATGTGTATATTGAAGTCCATTATCACTATACCCTTCGGTCATAAATCCATCATCTAAGGTAAATTGATTAAAATGCTTTCCTACTAAATCTACACGCCATTTTTGAAGAACTCCCCTAAATTCCGCCCCTCCACCAGTAAAATCAACAAAAGCTACTGTAGTGGATTCTGTATATCCTTCACCACCACTAAGCATCTTAACACCCACAACTTGATTAAGATCTCCTGCATTTACTCCCATTACAGGAACAGCAATAGCACCAAATCCATCACCACCCCTATCATCAATAACTATATCTGGAGGACAGTTATATCCAGATCCACCATTTTGAACTGATATATCAACAATCTTACCATTCTCAATAATTGGTTTTAACTGAGCTTGATCTCCAAAAGAAAGGGTTATAGAAGGTTCCCTAACATAATTCATAATTGTGGATGATCCATATCCAATACCATTTTCACTTAAATAAACACCTTCTACTGATCCTCTGCATATTGGTTGAAGTTGAGCTTTAAATTCATGTAGACCTACAGAACTTATTCCAACTTGTCCTTTTACAGTAACAGTAATTGGTTCATAATTAAAACAATGATTTCCTTTACCTTTAGTTGTAAAATCAATATACTGTTTAGTTCTATAATATAGTTCTTTATCTATTGTTGATATACCAACTTGTGATAATTTAAATTTATTATCATCAATTTTAGTTACATAATAATCAGTACTAGTAGTAAGACCAGCAATAGGTGTTGCGTCAGTTGTAAATCCAGCAAATTCACTAGCATTATTTTCAATGGAATATCTTACTATCGCTCCAGAATTATATCCATGATTTTTAATAGTAATAGTATTTGAAGAAGTACTTACTCCAACTGGTTTTGCAGATCTCTTTTTATATTCATATCCAATTCCAGTAGAAATAACATTAACAGAATCTAATATAGCTTTTCTATTAACTGACTCAAACCTCTGTCTTCCTACTCCATAATCACTTATAGTAATAGTGTTAATACCTAAAATTGCATCATACTGTGACTTATGTAATTTAACTGTTGTTGGATCAATATACTGAGCATAATAAACTGCATTGGTACTAAGACCTGATAATCCGTCCTGACCATCAGTATGATAAACTATCGCTTCAGCATTCCTAAATTTATGATAAGTAGAAAATCCAATTGTTGATTGTGTAGCACCAAGACCAATTAAACTTACACTTTGAGCACTAAAATTAACAGAATGAGCAACCATTTTAATATTAGACTCTGCTTTTGCACCATATCCATTACCACCTTTAATTTCAATGATTGGTTTCTCTACATAATCAAATCCAGTATCTAATACCCTAATTTGTTCCAAAGCTCCAGTAACATCTACATAACCAGTAGCTCCAAATCCTACATTATCCTCAATATGCAAAAGAGGTGGTTGTAGAAGGTCATATCCACCACCAGTAGCAAGAACTTCAATACTTTGAAGTTCTCCAGCATGAACAATTTGCTTTGATTTATAATTTTGTATCTCAACACCATTTACTAAAATCCCAGTACTACCAGGTAGAGTTTCATATACAGTAGAATCAGTAATTGGTGTACGAATTAATCTTAATAATTTTTGAGATTCTAAAGTTTTAAGTTTGAATTTATAAGGTTCTATTTTGTTATCTGTAACAGTTATATTATTAGTAATTTGAATATAATTCCCTCCTTGAATATCTGCTGGACTTTTGGCAAATCTAACAGTAGATGCATTTTCTCTTCTTATAAAATATAAACCTTCATCAAATAGTTTGGATTTAACTACTATTCTAGTTCTAGTTACTCCAAAAGTATCAACATAAGACTCTAAAACTTTTTCAGGAGTATACCAAATAGGATCTCCAGTATAAAATCCATGATCTACAGTATCTGAGATTTGAAATACACTAGTAACAGGAAAAGTTCCTTCAATTTTAACTGAACGATCTGAAACGTTAAGTGGTTGTGCATTATATGATGGTATAGAAGGAGATGCTATTAAATAATCATTTCCTTCCTTATATACATTTTGTACATTGGTTATATATCTTGAAGATCCTGGAAAAGTATTTGATATTGATCTTAAAAGATATCTCTTAACAGTATATGTTGCATCAGGAGAAAGATCTTCTTGATCTTTAATAATAAAAGATTTTGAAGATTTTATTTCACTAATAGTAGAAATTGGTTTTACTTCTCCAGTATTATTGATAAGAGAAACATTATCCCCCACTCGGAAATAATGATGTTTTTCTAAATTAATTTGATATGTTTTATCAGAAGAATCAATCAATTCTATACTTGCAACTTTATAATTTGTTGCAACATTATAGAACCAACCTCTTCCTTGAGGAGTTACATCAGAAACACCTAAAGTTTTAATTTGAGCAGTATCTCCATGAGAATAATGACGAGTATTTGGTGAATATTTAAAGTCTGATAATACATTATTCATCCTCACTCTAATAAGAGTCTCTCCATCTTTACTAGAAAAACCATAACAATAAGTATTAATTCCAACATCCTCTCCATCTTCAATTATATTAATTACATTAGAACATTCAAAAAACTGATTTAAATTTTTTGATTTATATGAAACTATTCCAAGATTATTATCATTATATCTTACTGATAATTCTCCTGATTGTGGAAATCCAACTGTAGAATCTACATCAAATATAGTAGTTCCAGCAGATACTTGACCAATTATCTTTGTTTTAGGGTGAACAACAAATGTTCCGTAAGTTGCACCTTCTACTCTAGAATCTCTATTATAACCAGCATCTAAACTAATTTTATAATATGTTTTACCAACTCCTGTAATACCAGGACTAATTTGCTCTACTTTAGTAATAGGGGCATAGGCTTTACCCATAACGCCCGCATATTCATCCTGAAATAATGTCGCAGTTTCTAATTCTAAAGGATCTCCACCCTCAACACCTTCAACACAGAAATCATTTGTAATAATATAATGAGCATTTGATGGAGTAAAGAGATAATCCCTTGGTCTTACTATTTTTACATTTTCATTATATAATGCTTTAAATAAAATCTCAAAAGATGTGTCTGTTCCTTTACTACCATAAAAATCCTTTGATTGTTTAATAAAAATATTGTCATCAACTTGATCATGAAGTTTTCTTTCTTCAAAACCTGGTAAAAGTTGATGTTTTGTCTTTAATAAAAAATCTTTAAGAAAAAGATTACTTAAATTCTCTATTGTAGAACCTTTTTCATGATCAACTGCTACTGTAGAGTTAAAAACAAGCTGATCTGGGAAATTTTCATCCTTATATGAAGAAATACCACTAAATCCCCTAACACATCCATTAAAAGAAGTTTGACTTTTAGAAGTATATGTAATTATTTCATCACCAATCTTTAATAATCCGTAATTTTTTGGAAATCCATCAGTTCCAGCAGGATAATTTGATAAATCGACAGAAATTGTCTTTTCAGTAAAACCAATATCGGAACCTAATCCAACATGATCAATTGTATTAGTTAATTGATCAACTTTTATATATTTGTCAATATTTTGAATTAAATCAATAGGAGCACTTTTAAATTCTTGCGAAACATAATAATTTTTAAGAAATTCCGAAATTAACGGAAATTCTGTTCTTACATATGTTGGAAGTTGATTTTCAACAATGTTATTAAATTTAACTCTGTTTTCTGACATTTTATGCTCTTACTAAGGCTCCATTTTGGTAACTTGAGCTTACAATATACTTAGATCCTGCAGGATCAGCTCCTGATGCAATTTGATCAACAATTGGTTCAAAAATACTACTACCTATATCTAGTTGTAAATATAAATCCTGCAATCCAATTACATCATTAGATTTAGGACAAACTGATAATTCAATAATAGATTGTCCTTCTTTTACTTTACCAGAAGTAGTAACAATTGGATTTAATGTTATTATGCCAGAAACATAATTTATTACTCCAATATTTCTTCTAATAATAGTTGGACTATATGAATTTGGATTAGGAATAGTGAATAAGAATAATGATCCAGTTACTCTATTTGTATTGGGGATATCGGAAATATAAACAGTGTTAGTTATTCCTTCAATAGTAAATCCAGAAGATTTAATATTATATCCACTCATACTTCTAATATGGAATTGATTACCAAATCCAATAGAATATTCAGTGACTTTGTTCAATACCAATCTTAAATCCCTTCTCATCTCAACTGTTGTGATATTAGAAGTAATTGCTTCATGACTTTGATCAACAATATTCAGGAATTTACTATATTTAAATCTTGCCCCATACTTATTTAACTCACTAGATTCTGCGTATTTATTTGCATTATTTTGAACTATATCGGAAACAACTGCACCATTTCGGGCAAGATTTGAATTAAAATATATTTGGGATCTAATTTCAAGATAAAGATATTTAAGATCTAGTATTTCTGGGACAATTCCAGCAACAGCATACTTTTTCAACCTCATTTTAATGTTTTCTTTAATGAGATTGGGTAAAAAGTCTCCAGTTCTTGGTTTTATACTAATAAAAACCTTTCCATATTGAGGAGGAATCAATTCTTCACCCCCAAAAACTGAAATTGACTCAGTTTCAGGATAAATTCTTGCTGGAACCAAAGATTCATAATCTGCAGCAGTAACAGCTCTATTCTGAGATGCATATATTCTTGGAGCAAATTTTCTAATAGAATCTATCGACTCTATCATTTCACCACCAGTAGCATATGCATTAGTGGTCATTAATGAAATACCAGATGTTATATTATAATCTTCCCCATTTCTACTATAGGTGAGATTTCCTCCAAATGATAATCTACCAACTCCATTTCCAGTATCACCATTAGTAACAATATAATCTGCTTCTATAAAATTACCTTCTTCTAATTTTTTACCAAAAACACCGTCACCAAACAATAATTGGTATCTTTCATCCTCAATTTCTTGTAAATAGTAAACTTTTGAATCTCTACCAATATCAAAAAGACTACTATGAGCATTATATTTGGTTTTTCTAGTTGATTGCTCGTTACTTTTTACATGTACCGAAATTAATTCAGTATCAACACCAGAATTTGGTATAATAAACTTTTGAGTTGGGTTTCTTAAGCTATATGTGAAATTAATATTTAAAACATTACCTTCATGTATCACTATATCGGTAAATTCTGCAATATTATTGAAAACAGGAACAGAAATATCCTCTAAAATGGAAAAAATATAAGATTGATTGCCAAAAGTACCTGCTGTAGTAGCAACTACTCCCTTTTTAAGTGTAACAATGGATGGAGAAGGTATAATTTCAGTAGTATCTACGAAAAAACTAATCGAAGTTCTAGATGCTTTTCTAGAACGAGGTAAATATCCAATATTTCTTGCTAATGAGACTATATTTTCTCTTAAAGTTGCACTATCAATGAATACTTCATTCGTAACCATGTTGGCATTGTATGAAGTTATGTAAGTATTATATGCCAGTAAGTCAATAACAGTTGATAGATTAGACCCCTCGAAGTCATAATCCGTAAAATTTGCATTTGTCTGAAGATAATCCTTCAGAGTTGTCTTAATCTGGTCAAAATCCAGATTTGAGAAATTAACTAATGGCATTTTATTACCTATTTGATTCTAAAACGAATTCTAATTGTTGTGGAGGAACATCTGCTCCTATTATTTCATATCCAATTAATACATCAAAAGTGTTATTATCAAAATTTGGAAATGCTCTTACCCCATCAGGTTTCAATAATTGAACTCTAGGTTCAAATCTTTCTACAGAACTAATAATTTCATCAACGATAATTGATGCAGTAACGTCATTTATATTTTCAAAAAGACTTGCAGTTATACGAGATCCAAAATCTGGGTTGAAAAATTTCTCTCCAGGTAGAGTAAATACAATATTTTTCAATGAGCGAGCTATTGCATTCTGATTTTTGAGTGCAATTAAGTCTTTTGTCAGGGGATTTGCCTGAAATGACATGCTAAGGTCTTTAAAACCGCTATTTACCCTCTCTAAAGGCATGGAATATGTAGTTATTACAATTATATTTTATTTATTAAGGTTTATATACTAAAATTCTGCGAGGGGTATAGAATCTATGTCATAATCTAGTCCATCTTCCTCAAAATCGTCTTTTCTCTTCTCATATAGGTCATTTTGGACTTTAAAATCATATTTTTTGGGTGTTAATTGATCATTTGCAATTTCTCTAAGCATTTTCTTATCGGAATTTTCCATTTTTTCGTCAAAATTAACGACACTAACACTAGTTATAATGGCATTTATAGGAATATGCCTAAAAGTAGTTAAATACGTCTTCTAGGGGCGTATAAGTGCCTATTAAGAGCAATAAAAAAGACCCTTTCGGGTCTAGAATTATCTTCCTTGTCCTCTATATCTTTTACGGGGGCCATTTCGGGAGGTCGCACTATATTTGGAATGCTTACCTCTTCCCTGACGAGACTTTTTCGGGGTTGGTTCGACGAATTCGCTAGATCCCCATGCTCCTGATTTTGTTTTTACTGGCATTTAAGTTGTTCCTATACGTAGTTGTTTAAATTTGTCCTTTAAAGACTCCTTCGAGACACGCACCTGATATTGTACATCATCCCTACGAGAGAGTTCGGTGAGAATTGCTGCTTGTAAATCCCATAAGTCATCTGAATCTTTGTTGGGCAAATGTGAGTCTGCCCATTTCTGTAGATTCTTCTCCATTAGATGACACGAGATTTTTCGTGACCCACCCGAATACGAGGATCGCACCAAATCTTCATCTCTGCCTCTATAGCATCTAAACAGAATGATACGTCTTCTCCGCACATATCCTGAACTGCGCCTGACTCAAAGACTTGCATTTTAGGAGCAAACCAAGGGTACTTTAATTCTGGATGTTCGAACACGCCCTTCTTGATCAATACCCAACCAAAACCTGTGTAGTCTACTGTGAACGGTTTGCGACGCTTACTAATTGACTCAACGGTCTCGTGGTTCATAACTCCACCGTTCTTGCGGAAATCATCTTCTTCTAACCAATGTGCAACAGAGGTAGTCTTGCCGTCCTCAGTAGCATACCAACCTGCAGTGATAGCACGATCATTTAATAGATCCTCATCCCATGAACCATCTTCTTTCTTTGCTTCTGCTGGAA